CGGCCGCAACGCCGGCCGCAAGTTTGGCGTGTTCTTCGACACCTGGCCTCTGATCGTGCCCTCGGCCAACGATCTGCGGCAGTTCATCGCTTCCATGATCCAGTTTGGCGTCTTCGAGCCGAATGACGGCCGCGATCGCCTGGGCATGAATCCGCGGGCTGGCGAAGCTTCCGACTCGACCTATCTGCCCATCAACGTCGCGCCGGCGGATGCGCTCTACAAATCTCCCGCGCTGCCCGCAGCTGAGTCTGACGAGGACGACGATGGCGCCGGCGACGATAAGCCGAAACCGAAGTCGAAAAAGAAGCCGAAGGGCGTCGGTGGCTTCCAGCAGCAGGCCTCACGCCTCTATTCGCGGCTTTTTAGCGACGCTTTCGGCCGGGTTTGTGCGCGGTCCGACTGTGATCTGCTGCCATTCCAGCGCGCTTTCCTGCCCATTTTCCAGACCATGCAGGAGGCCATTGATCGCGAGGCCTGCGCCTGGCTGCACGTCGAGGTCGACGAAGAGGACCTGGCGCGCTCTGAATTTCTGGCCGGCTACCTGAAGACGATGCATCACCGCTATCGCAGCGATGGCTGGAGCACGGCGGCGCCGGCAGAACAGAAAGAAATCATCGCGCGCGAGCTGCAGCGCGCCGTCAAAGCCGTGGCAGTCGACTGCTACCGCACCGTGGCCACGCGTGAAGCAAAAGAAAACAGCGACCTGGAGCTCGAGGAGGAGCAACTCGTATGAAAACGATCGAACGCCGATTTATTCGCGGCACTGAGATCCGCGCCAAGGGCGATGGCCACATCGAAGGACACGCCGCAGTTTTCGATCAGGAGTATGTGATCTGGGACAGCCCCAGCTATCGCGTCGTCGAGACCATCAAGCCGGGAGCCTTTAAGCGCGCGCTGAAGGAAAAGCAGGACGTTCGCGCGCTTTTCAATCATGACGCGAATCAGCTGCTCGGGCGCACGGCGTCGAAGACGCTCTCTCTCGCGGAAGACAAAAACGGCCTCTATTTCGACTGCGAGCCTCCAGACACGCAGCTCGGCCGCGATATTCGCACGCTGGTCGATCGCGGCGATCTTGACGGCTGCAGCTTCGCTTTCTCGGTCTCAAAGGAAGTGGTGACGGAGGAGAAAAACGGCGAGCAGGTTGTCCGTAAGCGCGAAATTCACGAAGTGGATCCGCTCTATGACGTCGGGCCGGTCACGTATCCCGCCTACACCGGCACGGACGTGAATGCACGCTCGATCGAGCTGCGCGCGGTCATGTTTCCTGGTGGCGTGCCGGAAAGCCTGGCCGCGCTTGTTCCCGCGCTGCGGGCGGACTCGAAGGACGAAGAGCAGGAATGCCGCTGCGGTTGCCGCGCCTGCATGTCGGCCGAGTGCGACGAATGCGAGATGCACATGGCTCGCTGCGGCGACAAAGAGCGCTGCGACCACTCGAGTACGCGATCGGCGCGCGGCGCCGACAAGAAAACCCGGCGCGTCGACGGCGAAGACTTGCCGGCGAGCGCTCATCTGTACGTCGGAGATCCGGACAAGCCGGAAACCTGGGCGCTGCCCTGGAAGTTCTCGACGGAAGCGAAAACGAAGTCGCATCTGCGCAACGCGCTCGCTCGCTTCAATCAGACCAAGAAGATCCCGGCCGACAAAAAGGCCGGCGTCTGGAAGAAGTTGGTGCGCCTCTGCAAAAAGTATGGCATCACCGTGAGCCAGGAAGAGGCGAAGGCCTGGGGCTTCACGGCCGAACAGCGCGACGATCCCATGACGATCGGCGGCGGCCTGAATTGCCAGTGCAGCTGCGCAGAGTGCCAGGTCGGCGACTGCGGCAACTGCTCGAATGACGATTGTGACGATGACGAGTGCAATCACGAGGACGATGGCGATGGCGACGACGATCGCTCCGCGGTCCTTGCTGACATGGATGCACGCTTGCGCCTCGCCGGCCTGAAGCCGAAAGAGGGCGCCTAACCCCACATTTTCAAGTTCCACCTCGCAGATCTGCGCGCCGGATGCGGCTGAGCCTAAGAGCTCGAACGCGATGCGAGACACGTGTCACCGCTGCCGGCGGCCGCGGCCAGGGCACGAATTCCAATCGAGGACTATCGCTATGAGCCAGACCAGACTCCGTGAAATTGCAGAGCTTCGCACGCAGAAGAACGAGCAGGCGCAGGAGTTCCGCAAGATCATCTCCAACGACAAATCAACCCCGGCGCAGCGGAAGGAAGCGAAAGCCAAATTCGATGCGCTGATGGACGAGATCGACGCCCTCGGCGAAGAGCGCGACGGCATCGTCAAAGACAACGAGCGCGAAGCTCGCGCCAACCGCATCGAGGAGGAACTGCGCACCGGAAAGCGCCTGCCTGAAGATCCTGTCGGCGGCGCCGGCGTTCCCACCGCGATCGCTCAATATGACCGCGCTCTGAGGATGCACGGCGTCACAGTCACGCGCCGCGGCGGACAGCTCTCCTTCAAAAACAACGCGCTCGAGCAGGTCTCGGCGGACGTTCGCCAGATCATCACGCAGCTGAATGAGCGCTATTGGGAAGCCTTCCAGGAATACTCGCTGGCGCTCGCCATGGGTGACAGCAGCCGCTCCAGCCCTGAAGCGCGCGCGATCGTGTTCGGGCAAAACCCCGAATTTCGCGGCTTCCTGTTCAACGGTCCTGGTGTCGACGACAAAGAGAAGCGCGACATGGGCATCGGCTCCAACACGCTGGGCGGCTACTTCGTTCCCCGCGGCTTCGTCTACGAAGTCGAAGAGGCCATGAAGTACTACGGCCCCATGCTCGTCGTCGCCGAGATCATGGACACCGCAACCGGCCAGCCCCTGCCTTATCCGACCGACAACGACACCACGGTGAGTGGCGAGATCGTCGGCGAGGGTCAGCAGGTCAGTGAGAAGGACGTCCTGATCGGACAGGTGCTCTTCGGCGCCTATAAGTTCTCGACGAAGATGATCAAGCTGAGCCTCGAGCTCCTGCAGGACTCGGCTTTCCCGATGGAGGCCTATCTGAAGAAAAAGATGGCCATCCGTCTCGGCCGCGCCCAGAACACCTATTTCACCACGGGCACGGGAACGAATCAGCCGAATGGCATCGTGACGGCCGTGGTTGCCGCATGCGGCACGCCCACCGCGAGCGCCGGCCAGTCATACGGCACTCCGCTCATCGCTTCTGGATCTTCCAGCAACACAGGCGGCTCGGAAACCGGCGGCACGTCGATCGGTTCCAAGGATCTCGACAACCTCGAGCACACCGTGGATCCGCTCTATCGCCGCGGCGCTGGCTACATGTTCCACGATCAGACGCTGCGCGTGGTCAAGATCCTGCTCGATAAGTACGGCCGGCCGCTGTGGAAGCCGGGGCTCGCCACTGGCGATCCCGACTCGATCAACAGCTATCCGTACTACATCAACAACGACATGACTCCGGTGCCGGCCGTCGCGGGCTCGGGAAACAACACGGTGCTCTTCGGCCAGCTGGATAAGTACGTGATCCGGCGCGTGAAAGAGCTCGGGATCATCACCCTGCGTGAGCGTTTTGCCGACTATGGCCAGGTCGCCTACATCGGCTTCAGCCGCGCCGACGGCCAGTTGCTCGACGCCGGGACTCACCCGGTCTGCTATCTGCAGCAAGCCTCCAGCTAAACGGCGGGACGGTTCCTCTGCAGCGGGAGGGCGGCCTCATTGGCATGGCGCCGCCTTTCCCTTCTCGCTTTTGTTTTTGAAACGATTTTCACCTCGAGGAGCATTCTCCAATGACACAGATCACCGCACAGACCCCTGGTCCCATGGTCGCCGCCGGATCTCCTGATTTTGATACCGTAGTCGGCCAATCCAGCAACCTCCCGTTTCAGTTTGAAGTTTTGACGGGCACAACTGACGCCATCACCGGCGGCGCCGGCGTCCTCGATCAGCCTCCTGGCGGATCCTCGACGACGGCCACTCCGATCTGCGGAACTTCGTTTATCGAAACCGCTGGCGTCGACGCCTGCACACTCGCGACGCCTGTCGCCGGCGCGCCTTCGGCCGGCGGCAACGATGGTCTCGAAATCACGATCATCGACAACAGCGGCCATGCGCACACGGTCACTGCCGCGTCAAACAAGATCGTTCCGTCGCATCACCTGATCACGTTTGGCGGGACCCAGGGAGCTTTCGTCACCCTGGTCGCGCGCAATGGCTTCTGGATCCCGGTCCAGTCGTCCGGCGTCACCATCAGCTAAAGCCGCTTAACCCTACGCGGAGCTGCGCATTCCGCAGCGTGGCTCCGCGTCTCCCTTTCGGAGCTCTAAAAATGCAAAAGAATCCAGACGGCACCGTCACCGTCCGCATGCGTGCTTCAGGCCAGGTCGTCGACCTCATACCCGACGCTGCGCGGGCCTATCTCTCCTCCGGCATGGCCGAGGAACTCAGCCAGGCGAAGGAATCCACGATGCGCCAGCCCAAGGCTGAGCGCGCCGTTTCCGCTGCACAGGCCGCGCCGCGGCGCCGCCAATAAACCATGGCCGCTCTCGTCGAAGAATTCCCTCCGGCAGTCGAGCCGATCTCGCTCTCGCTGGCAAAGAGCGAGTGCAAGATCGCGCAATCAAACACCGCGGAGGACGCGGGTATCACGCTGAAGATCGTCGCCGCGCGCGAAGCGATCGAGCGCATGACCGCCCGTTCCCTGATCAATAAGGGATATCGGCAATCGCTCGACAGCTTCCCCTATTTCACCGACTCGGTGATGAGTCAGCAGGCCTATCCGCCGGCGTATTACTCGCTGCCGCGGTATTCGACGACGCTGTGGAACTACTCGCAGATGATCAAGCTCCTGCGATCGCCGCTGCAGGCGATCTCGAAGATCACGTTTTCCGACAGCAGCACGGGCAACATCGACGCGATTTATCCCGCGCTCTTCAGCTGGATGGCGCTGACTGAGTACGTTGTGAGCGAAGAGATCGAGGATCCGAACGGCAACCTCCAGGTTGTCACGGCCGTCACTGGCGCCGATGAAGACGGGACATCGCTCTCCGGATCGACGCAGCCAACCTGGGCGACGATCGTCGGCGCACAAACCACGGATGGCATGCTCACCTGGACCTGCATGGGCCCCGTCCCTGATTCCGGAGATTTCATTTATGACGCGGACTCCATGCCTCCGCGCATCTTTCCGCTGGCCGGGCAGTTTTGGCCGCCGGTTCTCTACGTTCCGAACGCGGTGCAGGTTCACTTCATCGCCGGCTACGGCACAAGTGGCTCAGCCTGCCCGCAGGGCCTGCTGCTCTTGATGCTGCAGCTCGTCGCGCACTGGCACTTCAACCGCGAGCCGGTGAGCGCGGGAGTTCCTGGCGTCGTTCCCTGGCATCTCGAGAAAATGATCTGGCACTGGAAGGTCGCAGATTATGCCGCTACTCGCGGCTGAAAGCTATTAACTCTTAGGAGGACTTACAAATGTTTCGCAAACTCACAGCCGTTGTCACTCTGCTCGTTCTTTGCGCGTTGCCGGTTTTCGCTTCGCAGACGCCGATCAGCGTCGCGCAACTCAAGCTGAACAACTACCAGGTCCAAGCCGGCGATCTCACGCTGACCTTCACAGCCTGCGATGCGACCAATGGGAACTCGTTCAGCGTCACTGGCCAGGAGATCCTGCTGGTCCAGAATTCCGGCGCGAGCTCGTACACCTTTACGGTCTCGAGCGTGAGCGATCCCTATGGCCGCACCGACACGTCTCTGACGAACTACAGCGTGGCAGCGAGCGCGATCGTTGGCATCCAGCTAAAGCAGCTCCTTGGATGGCAGCAGACCGGCGGCGTTGTCTACACCAGCTGCAGCAACGCCTCTCTGAAGTTTGCGATCGTTCGGTGGCAATAAGTGCCGTTGCGGCGGCTTAGCCAGGTGCCGGCGCCGGCCGGCGGCTACACGCCGATCGGCGCCTTCAATCGCCTGATCAACCTGTACCTCGAGGGACAGCGCGACACGGGCGATGGCAGCACTGGTCCGCCTTCGTTCTACGGCACGTCATGGGCGGCGAAGCGGCCGCTGCAAGGCCAGGAACTCGACAAGGCGCAGCAGATCGCACAGAAGATCTCTGGCCTCTGGATCGTTCCCTATCAGCTCGGCATCGTGGAGTCGATGACTTTCACCTGGGAAAACCGCAGCTTTCAGATCGCCGCGATCGATGATCCTGACGAGCAGCACGTCGAGCTGCATCTCTATGCCTTCGAAGCCGGCCAGAATGCCGGTCAGCAGGGCTGAAGCGATGAATCCGGTCACGGCAATGAAGCTTTTCGCAGAGCGGCACGGGACGCTGGTCTTTGTCCTCGTGCTGGCAGCGTGCGCCTTTGTTCGATGAGAGATGATCCTTTCCGGCCTTTACGCTCAGCTCGCTGCGCAGAATGGCATTCTGGCGCTGCTCACGGCGCCCGCCTACAGCGGCGCGCCACAAAAGCCGGTCAACGCCTTCTTTTTCGGAGCGGCCGGCAAGCAACCTCCGCAGCGCTTCATCGTCATCAACGTGATGAAGGGCACGCCGGCCGCGACGACCTTCGACCTAACCACGGCGCTCAAGGATGGAGAACTTCAGTTCGACAGCTATGCCGAAAGCCAGCTCGTCGCGCGGCAGATTTCCCAGATGGCTCGCGATCTGCTGGTCGACCTGGTGAACGTGACTTTGCCGGACGGCACGGTGATCACGTTCACGGAAAACACCGTCGATCGCGACCTGGGCTATGAGATCGGCGCCGAGGGCTACGTCTTCCGCTCGACTCTGCGCCTCAGCGCAATGTGGACCGAGACTGGCACTCCACCGCCAGGCCCGGCGCTCTACGAAGGCGACGGCGCTCCGGTCACGCTGCACAACAATGGCGATAACTACTACGACCTCCTCACCGGCAATCTTTACGAGCAGGTCTCAGGCGCGTGGGATCTCGTCGGCAACATTCCTGTCGGAGGAGGCAGCGAAGAAATGCCCAGCTCAAAGTTCCATCTAGTCGCGCAAAGCGGCACCAACGCCAACGTCGTGAAGGCGAGCGCCGGCGTCCTCACTGGCTGGAATATGTCGAACGATGCTGATTATGCGGTCTACGTGAAGCTCTACGACAAAGCCACGGCGCCCAACGTTGGCACCGACGTGCCCGCGCAGACGATCCAGGTGCAGGCTGGCGAGCCTGTTCCCTTCCCTCCTGGGCCGGGGATCACGTATTCGAACGGCATCGCGATCGCGATCACCAAAGGCATGGCCGACAGCGACAGCAGTCCCGTGGTCGCCGGCGACTGCGCCGTCGACATTTTCTATCAGTAAAAGAACCGAACTCCGAGGGGGGATTCAAGCTCATCACCATGAAAAACTCATTGTTTAAAATCTTCGCGCTTCTCTTTGTCCCGGCCGCGCTGGCATTCGCTCAGCAGCCGATCAACCTGATCGACGTCGGCGGCACCGCGCTCGGCTCGGTCACCGCATACGGCACGGCGCCCTCCGGAAACGTGATCGGCGTCAATGCCTACGTCACCAACACGCCGGCGGTGACCGGATCCGGAGTCTTCGAAGTTGGACCGACCGGCTCGGCCAACACGAAAACCAATCCTTTCTTCGCCAACATCACCGATGGCACAAATGACCTGACGGCCGCGATCTCCGCCTGGGGTAGCGCGCCCACCGGCACGGAGGTCCTCGGAGTCAACGCTGATCTGTTCATCAATGGCGTCGTCGCTTCCGCGGCGGCCAGCGGCGTGCAGAAGGTTGGAATTGTCGGCAACGCCGGCGCTATCTTCGATGCTGCGGGACAGAATGCCTCGTCGCCGGCGAACGAGCTCCTGGTCGGCGCTCAATACAACTCGAGCCCGACAACCATCACCAGCGGGAATATGTCGCCGCTTCAGTTGGACTCGACCGGCCACCTGCTCGTGAACTGTACCGGCTGCTCGGCGGCCTCGACGGTCAGCCTGGTGCCGGAGACAAGCGGAGGCCTGAGCACGAAGCACTTCGTGGCCGCGGCCAGCGACAATGCCACCAACCTCAAAGGGAGCGCCGGCCAGGTCTACTCGATCGACGCCTATAACAACAGCTCGGCGCCGGTGTACTTCAAGCTCTACAACGCGAGCTCCTCGCCAACCGGATGCGGCGCCACCAATCTTTACAAGGTCGTCGGGATCCAGGCTGGCACGCAGCATACCCTGCAAAGCGAGGAAGGCTGGGCGATGGGCACCGGCATCGGCTATTGCCTGACCGCGGGAATTTCAGACTCGGATGACACGGCCGTCTCGGCGAACGTGGCGACGATCGACGTGGGCTACAAATGAAGGCCGCAGGCCTCATTCTGCTTTTTGCCGCGGCCCTGGCGATCGCTCAGGGGAAGCCGAAGCCGGAGGCGCCGGCCGCGAGCGACACGATCAGCGCTTACCTGGTGCCTGACGATTTGAAGCTGAAGATCCGCGATGCCCAGCTCGAGTGGCAAGAGCTCGAAGCGGACACTCAGGCCAAGCTCGTCCAGATCGAAAAGAACAAGGCGCGCCAGAAGGATGTGACCGACGAGATCCGCATCCTGGCCTACCAGTTCGCGCAGAGAAAGCAGATCGATCTGAAGGTCTGGGAGATCGACGCGAAGCAGCTCAAGTTCGTGAAGAAAAAGGCGGCGACCAAATGATCCGACGAATTGCGTTCGCGATCCTTTGCGGATCGCTGGTGACAGGCTGCTGGGCCCAGCAGCCCGTGAAGCCAGGCGTCGCACAGACGGATCCGGCAAACGGATCCGCTTACAGCCAGGGCGTGACGGCACAACCGAACGTCGGCACCGATGGAAACGAGTGGGTCTCTATCCAGCCGGCGCTGCGGCCGCTGAGCTATGCGGCCTCGAAGTCTTTCGCTGGCAGCTCGACGACCGACAACGCGGTCCTGCCAGGCAACGCTTCGAACACAGTCCTTGTGACGCGCGTAATCGTGAGCTGCACGCAGACCACGGCCGGCATTCTGACTTTGAACATGATCGTGCGATCGGCGGCCGACACGAGCGGCACTTCGGCATCGATGACCGCCGTGCCTGACGATTCGACTTTTGGCGCGGCTGTGTCGGCGCCGCTTTCCTACACCGGTACCGGTCCAACCGTGGGCAGCGCGGTCGGCAACATCGACACCTATCAACTCGGTTGCATGGCCACAGGCACGGCCTCGCCGAATGACATTTACATTCTCGATCGCCGGCTTAAGCCGATCGTGCTGCGCGGCACCGCGCAGCAGCTCGCGGTGAATTTTGGCGGCGCCATCACTGGCGGCAACCTGACCGTCACCTTCGAATGGGAAGA